GTATTTTGACAAAAGGGATAATTCCTTGAATGATAGATCCCAAAACTCATCCGGCATCAACCCCAACTGGCCGATGCCTTGATCCATCATATCATCCCATGTTATTTTTTTTTAGGCGAATCATCGCCTTCGTCGGACGGCATGGAATTGTTAAACACCTCTAATATTTCCGTCAACTTTTCTTCGGACAATTCATCAATCCAATCACCAACATCCCATTCATCGAAATCGACTTCTTGTTTTTTCTTCTTGGCACCCGCGACTAATCCGCTCCAAATTAAATCGCGAAACTGATCCATGCCGAATGCAACATCCGATGGATCGATTTTGTGCTTGGCCGTATATATGGCCAACTGGTTTGTGCCAAACTTGATTAATCGATTGCGACCGCCAATGGCGACCTCAATTTCACCGCGAAAAATATTCATCTAATTATGAACTTGCGAATTCGACGCCTTCCGAATTCTCTTTTGATGATACTGTGATGGAACCGCTAAATGTTGATGCATCTTCCATTGGCGCATCAAGTGATAACGATGTAAAGATTCCGTTTCCGGTAAACTGATTTGTTCCATCGCTCAATGCCCATGCGATTTCTTGTTTTGCATTGATCAAAGATAATAGATCGTCAACACCTTGCGTTGCTGAAAAATCTGTCAAACCTTCGAAATCAATCGATCCCGACTTTTGACCGGCAATGACTGTTTGATCCCCGCCGTCATCTTTTGACGATACGTCAATTGTTGCGACTTCGACGTTCAATGTTGCCGATGTTGTATGCGCAACGGCCGTCCCGCCGACGCTGATTACCAAATCTGTTCCGTTTATTCTTGTTGGAGCGGACATATTATGAAACCTTTTGTATTAAATTTCGAATTCGAATGTTGTTTGTGACAATGTTGTGTGTGTCCGAACGTTCCGTTGTGATCACCGATGAATCCAATGTGATTCCGTATAATCCGAACCCACTTCCCAAAGATAAGTATTCATTCGATCTTGTTCTAATCGTGTCCACAACGTCATCCGTGATGTCGTACGCTTGGGATTTCCCACCAAATGACGATTCAAATCCGGTTACGATGTCAACATTAAATAAGACCTCGAACCCAAAATCGTCTTTGGTTACCGCTTCGTTGATTGACTGCGACCCCAACATGATATACGGATATTCCTCGTTGTGCGGAACAACATCAAAGACTGGAACAACCGCCCCGTCGTACGTAATATTTCCGTCTAACGCTTGGAAATACGCAATCTGCAACTCTTTACTGGGCAACCTCATTTGATCTGTCTTAATTTTTGTATGGCCTTGAATCGTGCTTTATCAAACGATGGATAAAGTGTTGGCCGTGAATCGACGCCGTTCCGTGCGATCTGCATTGCAATATACCACACCTTTGATTGTGGAATATCCCTTGATTTTGCCCATTCACTAATGCGTTGTTCTAATTCTTGAAACGTTCCACCGCGCGACCCCTTGAATTGACGTGCAAACTTCCGCAACTCCGGCGTAATTAATGGACTGTTAAAAACTTTTGATTTGGTTCCGAACTCCACGAATGGCGCGTAATCCACGTCATTAAAAACCTCGCCATACATTCTTTGTTTTGTTGGCTTGTCCATCTGCAAACCACCTGCCAATCGTCCTTCATTTGTTATTTGTTGCAATCGCATTGTGGCGTCCCGGTGAATATCGGTGATCATCCCATTGATGATTTTGTATACATCATCCCGCCGTTCATCCAACTCACGTTCGATCCCGGCCTTCAATGCAACTTGATTTTTCTTTGGCAATTTAAACTTGATCATCTCGCGTCGTCATAATTTCCAAAAACCGATCCGCTTCGTCCATATTTAAGACCGACTGGATCCGATAATTGTCCCCATTGTACACAATCCTCATGGAAGTGTCTATGGCTTCCGTATTTGAACTGTAACGCACGATCATCTTGTATGCGACAAAGGATATGGATGCGTTATTGATTTGGCCTTCAGTCGCTTTTGTCGGCGTTATATCGGCAAATACAGTCGCCACATCTTGATAGGCCTGAACAAATCCACCCGCGCCATCCGAACTGCGCGTGAAACGTTGAATCGTAATTTTTTCGTTCATCCGCCCCGTGTATGGCTTCTTTGTGATCATATGACATAGCGCTTGTATTTGTTTAGAATATTGCGCGAACTATCCGGCAACTCGGCCACAATTGTTCCGCTCAATATATCTTGACGATCCTCGTAATGGCTCAACGCGACCTTCAACATCGCGATCTTTATTTGGCTTGGGATGTCGGCCAACCCATATCCGGCCGTCACATCGACCTCTAATTGCTGATAACTGAATGACTGATACAAATTCAATGTTTTGAAATCTTGACCGGTAACGAAAAAATCGTTTGCCGTCAACACCTCCTCTTCCCCTTGTTGCTTTCTGCGCACTTCATCAACGGAAATGTGTGGCCCATATGGCAATGGGATTTCGACCCCGTACCCCTGATATTCAAAAGTGTATGTTTTTTGTTTGAGCGTTTGATACAAATAACGCTCCGTCATATCGACCGCGCCATCGATTAACGTTTGCAACAATGCGTCGTCATCATCATAATCAATCCGACCCCATTGTTTTAACTCGGCAACGCTTATGACGTCCCCGGCTTCAACGGTATTGACCGTCTTTGTAAACCCCGTTGTTTCCCCTTCGCTCCGTGTTGATAGTGTATTATCGAACATATAAGAAAATGGGGATCGCCCTGCGACGACCCCCAATTAATCAATTATGATTATGATGCTCCATCTGTTAATGCATCACTAAAATCGCCAAATACAAATGCATTCGGACGATAAACCGGCATCGCAATTCTTTCACTTGCAACGACCGTTACAACACCCTTGACGGCATTGTCTTGATCCTGCTCGTAAAAACGGATGCTCGATTGTTGACGATCAAACAATTGAACGCCCATGTTGAAATCACCAACAAGGAATTTGTCCGTTGTCAATGCCGTGTTGGCAATAACTGGAACCCCTGCGATTGTTGGAACTTCCGCGCCGAAACGATAGATGTCCGGTAATAGGTACTCACCTTCGGCATCCTTGATCAACAACATATTGTAATAGTCGTCCGGATGTAACATGATTGCTGATGCCATGTACTCATCTTGACGTACCTGCTGAATCGCTTTTGTTAGGATGTCAAAACGATTCACGTTTGAATCTGCAAGATCATCCGTGTATTGTGTTGACGCTTCCGTGATTCCTTCAAATGATGGCGAATCGTTACCCAACAACAAGAACGTGTCCTCGGCGGATCTTAGCTTGGCGGGGAGCCTTGTTGATAAGTAACTGGTTATGCCTTCCACATCATCCAAAAGTTCTTGTGAGACACGGACATGCGATGCGACTGTGCGAACCGGTGCATCCTCAACGGATAATGTGAACTCCGTTGTACCTGCTGATGCTGATTCGGCTTTCATGTCCGATCCATCGGTATATGCTGATTCCTTGATGTAACGAACAACGTCGCTTGATGTCGTGCCTTGCGGTAAGAACTCGCGAACGTGCGCCGGACGTGTTGGATCAAACACGATGCCCGGTTGATAATCCGGTGCAACAACGCGGTTTGAAAGTACAGTACCTTCGGCGAAATTGTTTGCGCCATCAACGATCGCTTTTGTGCTGAACATTGGCACTTGGAACTCGATGCCTTTGTGTGTGCGAACTTGTTGTGCAAACCCTTCCGTGTTTTTGATTTGCTCGACAAACGATCCGATCCAATTCTTTTCGGACTTTTCACCGCTTTTGCGGTTCATGCCCGTTTCGACTGAATCCAATTGCGTTTGCATCTTTGTAACATCTTCGGACAATTCCTCGAATTGCTCGACCATGCCTTGGATTTCATTCTTTTTGAATGTATCCAATTCGTTGTTTAGGTTGTCCTTTTGGGCTTTTGTCGCGCTTTCGATTTTCTCATCGATCGAATTCCCGAACTCATCCAATTTGGCAACCAATGTATCTTGTATTGACATTGTTTATACCTTGAAATTTAGATTATTGATAATTGCTTTGTCTATTGCGTCCAACACTTTGTTCGGCTCATCAACTTCCAAAGTGTCTTTCGACGGCTCCGGCGTGTCAATAAGTGAATCGATGATGTATTGTTGCAATTGCTTTAACTGGATTTCCAACAAATGAAATGTGTCATCCGTGAACGTGCCGTTGCGCACGGCTTTCGTTAATTGTTCGACGCGCTCGACCGCTTGTTTTGGCGTCATGCTTTTGAACCCGGTGAACGGCGTGTCCTCATTGGCCCCGAATGTAACTGTGGATCCTTCATACAATCGAACCTCATATATGTAATTTGCCCCGTCCTTTGGCTCCGACTTCACCGTGTTGAATCCGATGGAATGCTCATTGATCACCCCGGCTTCATACAGCTTCAATACATCCTCACCATATGATGTTCCGACGATCTTGGATTCGAAATACAACCCTTCGTCATCCTCGCGTAATACCTCTGGTTTGCCCAATGGCTTTCGCATATCGTGTTGATACAAATGCATAATGCGCGGTTTCGATGAATTGGGGCCATTTTCCATGATGGATTTTGCGAACGCCCCCTTCACGATGATGTCTTGATCCGCGTCCATGTTGTCAAATTTGCTGAAATACCCCGTTACAACGCCCGTTTTGCGATCTAAATCTTTGATGACCGCGTCGGTGCTTTTGTACTGGATGCCGTACCGGCTCATCTTGGGATCGTCGTTTGGATCCATTGCATCTTGTTCCATCCTTTCCTCTTCTAACTCGACGTTCCGTTCATGCGATGAACATGCCATGAAATACGTTTCGCCATCCAACTCATGTGTATGTGTCCCGGTGCATCCTAAAAACTCGGCATACTCTTCGGCTTCCTCGACCGTCCGGAAATATGATAATTGCGGTTCCTTTGTTTCGCTTTTCTTTGAACTCATTGGATGACCTT